TCGGTTAGTCGAGATTCGCCGCTTAGCGCCCCTCTTACGGTAGCTGCGTAGCTACCAAATAAACTAGGAGCTGCTTCGATTGAGTCTTGGTCATCTTTTCTTACTGCTAACCCTGGCTCTACCGCTTGCGCCGCACGTCGAATAATCTCAAAGTCTGAGGTTCCAGCCGGGTCTTTCATCGCCTCAACTAGCGCACGATAGCCGGTAGAGATTGTTTTGAAATCTTGAACCTCTGGCAGAGCATTGAACTCTTTCCTGATACTCTCCGCGTCGTCGAACCTGCGATCTGGTTCTGTCAGATCCCTCTCGTAAAGCGATCGAGCCAAAGACTCGTCTCCTTGCGTTTGCTCTAGGTAGCTTTCGAAGCTACGAGGGCCTTCACCCGCAGGCTGCGCCATTGGTTGAGAGCTGGTTGCGCCCTGGTCTACCATTAGTTGCGCTTCGGCAGGAGCTTGTTCGCCAAACATCTGCCCGAGCATTTGCTGAGCTTTTTTTGCTCGATACGGGTTAGAAAATACACCCTTTACTGTTTCGCTTGTGATTGTCTTGTTTAGTTCGCTTGCTGCGTCGCGTGAAGCGTTCTGGTTCTCGATACTATTAGCGACATTAAAAACACTCCCAGCGGCCTTGATTGGAGCGAACACGGAGGGGTTGATACCTTCCGGCCCGTTGCCTGCCTTGCCCAGCATTGCGTCGCTCATAGCCTGATAAGCTAGTTCGTTTTGCCCTGCTGCGTAGTCGTTAGTCAGTCCCTCGGTGTAGCCGCCAATGAGTCCATTTATTAGACCCGCTGCTATCGACTCACCTGGCTTGTATTGACCACTACCTGCCGCCTGTAAGATCGTCGGCGTCATCTGGTTAATAACCTGCGATACCGGAGCATACGGGCTATTTGCCTTTGCCTGCTGATCGGCCTGGACGAGTGCTTGAAGGACTGCGCTTAAATCTGCCATTACTTACCCCTGATATCCTGGCGGTGGCCCTGGATTAAACGGCGATGAATTACTACCACCGCCACCACCAAATGCTGGCCTATTTGCCTGTTGTTTTTGTATATCAATTTGCTGTTGTGACAAGCCCTGGTTGACTTGCGTGTTGTAAAGCCCGCCAACGTCCGGTTGTTGATACGACACTGGCGTAAAGCCCTGAAAGCTCGGATTCATAAAAGCGGACTGCCCGATACTTGATAGCGTTGGTAATGCTGCCATGCTTTGGTTTGTTCCCTGCTCTACTGCTGTTGAGCGTGCGCCGGTGAACATATCATCGTATCTTTTGTTAAGCTCCGACATCTGATTGTTGTATAAATCACTGCCGACAGGTATGCCGCGATTGGCGAGCGTCTGAGTCAACTGCTCGGTGTCCTGTGTGCGGTTCTTGTCGTAACCACTAGTGAGACGATCAAATACCGCTTGTTCGTAGTTTGACAGCTCAGAACCTGCGGAGTTGCCGAGACTACCAAGCACGCCGCCTTGAAACATTTGCGATAGTACCGAGTTGGCATCAATCCCGCCCTGCTGCACACCTTGCGCTACTTGCTGGTTTTGGCCTGAAAGCCCTTGCGTTACTGTTGGTTGTCCGGTGATCGGGTCGTAAGTTACAGTCTGCGAGCCAAAAGGGTTCACCTGGTTCGGATTCGTTAGCGTGTTCCCTGCTACCTGTGCGCCCTTAGCTACGTCACCAGTCGTATTTATTACATCAGTCGGGCTACCAAGAGGTAGTGCGCTATATTCTGGCTGTGTGCTCTGTTCTAAGCCTTTGAGACGGTTCAGTTCCGCGTCTGCTTGCCATTGTTGGATACCGCCGCTGGCTACCTGCTGCGCTAAGTTTGCTTGAGCGTCCTGCAAGCCACGACTTAGCGCCGGTGCTGCTGGTGCTGGTGCCGCCGCTGGTGTAGAACTCCCACCGCCGTCAGTTGGTCTATTTGCTGAATTTCTTACTTCGCCAGTAGCAGTGTTTTTATACACCCCTGGGCTTAATCGTTCCCATGCCATTAGTATGCACCCCTCTCTTCTTCGTAGTATATTTCAACGCCCGCCAAGTCGTTCACTTCTCCGTTATTCTCACCTAAACTATTTTTTCCAAAAGCTACTGAGATATATTGCCCAACCCCTGGAGGGCTTAACTCTTGTAGTCTGTAAGGATAAACAAGGTCGGCATCGTAGGTCGTTTCTGCTGTGCTCGCTGTGTCCGTCTGAGCTGTCGCAGGGTCAGCGAAATCAGAACTTGCTGAGATGCTCACGACGTTTCGAGTCGCGGCGTTTGCTCCTGCAACATAGCGGCTTAATGCCCTAATAAACTTCACAACCTTCTGCCCCTTAGTGCCAAGGTCAAAGAAAGGTGTACGCCAATCGAAATAGACGGCTGTGTCTTCCTCGCCGGTAATCAATCGCACCCGGTAAAGTTTCACGTCAGAACCCCCGCCAACGGCAAAGATCAAACGCCCCTCATCTGAACCACCTGGCAGAAACTCAATCGCTTGAATTTCTTCGCCTTCGCCGCCAAGCGGGAAGCGTAATTGACTCCACGCCCCTAGCTCGTAATTAAGCACCCAAACGGATTGCTCGTGATAACCTGAGCGGCCTGAACCATTATAGGCCGGTGCGAGTAGGTACATAAAAGGCGTTAAGATAGAGAAAGCTATGTCCGCATTGCCCGTGAAGTTTGCTAAAATATCGCCTAGCTTGCGAGTAACTACATATAGAGCTTCTCCACTTGATGCCGTGGCAACGATAGACCTGAGCGACACAACGCCGCGCGCTGTAGTAATCAGCAAATCTTGTCCAAACTGAGTGACTGGATTCTGCCCAACCGGTGCAGGGCCTTTAACTCTAGATACTAGCTGCCAGTTTGGAGATGCTGGCCAATCACCAGAGTAGATAAGAATCTCGCCCGATGTCATACCTATCGCCATCAAGTCCTCGTTCTGATCTCCCTGATTGACGCTCCAACTAGAACCCCATGCAATCTTACCAGATTCGTTGAGAGTTGACGCTATATCCAAAGAGGTGAGCGTTCCCGCCACGGCGTCAACTGCCCCGTAGTAAATTGTAGTTCCAGCCGAGCCGTAGAGTCTATTCTTGTAGTTCCAAACATGGGTAAAGCTCGACATGTTAGGCGTTGTCGTTACGGTAGTCAGCGCCTCGGTCGCAATGTCGTAAATTGCCCCTGCGTCTGTCCCGTTCACGAGGAAGATTTTCTTGTTAAAAATACAAGAACTAGTAAAAGGCGTTGTGATTGTAACGCTCGCGGTTTTGTTTGTCGTTACTGTAGCGCCACCCCATCGGTAAACATTCTTATCAGTGCAAACTAAAACATAACCAACGCCGCTTGTGTCGTAGTAGCGCACCATCTGCCCGACCTCGCTTTCACTGCTATCGTCTAGCGTTTCTTCGAAGTCAGACCGCCCGCGCTGCCTAATGCCCCAATCGTGAACGTAGTAGTTATCTAATACCCGCGCTTCTGTCTGCTGCAATGCCCACGGATTCGCCACAAGGTTAAGGCCGCCAGTCGGTGCTGGTAGCGATATGCTCTTAACTTTTACGGCCTCTCCTGACATTATTCTGGCTGTTCCTCCTGCGCTTGTTCCTCTTCTTCTTGGAGTTTCTTCCAGTCAATATTGATGGAGCCATGCCCTTCAGAGACAGCTCCCTTCTGTAGTGCTTGTTGTGCAATTACGAGCCTGTCCTCAAGCGGCTTGTTGAACCATTCAGGGTCATTCTCTGCAAAAGCTGCGTAGTTTACAATGTCCTCGGGTTGCAAATCTGCAACGTCACGAGACTGAGCGAACTTGTTGTTTACCCACGCCCCTGCATCATCTCTGCCGACAAAATCCATTGCCAGGTCTTGTCTAGTAAGCTCCTCACGGCTTCTGCCACCTGTTGGCATTTCGTCGAGAAGGTTCTGCGGTATGTAAGTGCCGTCATCGGCCAAACTGTTGAGGCGATTGCCTTCTGTCTTCCAAGTATCTTTTGATCCGAAAAGGCCATCGAGCGCGCGGTATCCTTCGCTCAGGCCACCTGTCGCAATTCCGATAGTTGCGCGGCTTCCCCAATCGAGAGCGCCTTTCGTATCGTCTCCCTTGATAGTATCGAGTGCGCCCTTAACTCCCAGCGCCGTACCTCCCAGGATACCAGCCACAGGCAAAGCGCCCATAGAGCCAGCATTTGCCAAAACCCCAGCTCCTGAGAATCCAGTTGCAGGAGCCTGTGAAGCTGCCGCCGATAGTTCCGCAGCCGTTGCCGGTGCGCCAGTTTGCACGCTGGTCGCTATTGCTTCCGGTGCCGCGCTTTCTCCTAATCCAAGGAGGCCTGAGCCGGTCGTGGTCGTTGCTTCTGCTACAGGTGCGGAGGCGGCCACATTTGCTGTTTCAGCCGCTGCCGTTTCCCCGCCGCCCAGGCCAAATAGTCCGCTGACAGAATCGCCAATCCCGCCGATAAAACCACTAGGGTCTTTTGCTAATCCTTGCCCTACGCCCATCGCCAAACCTGCGCCCGCTATCGGAGCTAGAGAACTTAACAGTCCGGGCGTTTCAGGTTGTTCAGGTGCGTAGCCCGCTTGCTGCTGATAGCTCTGCACAGCTTTCGGGTCTGCGTAGTATTGATCTGTCCACGGGTAATAGATGTATCCCGCTTGCTCGCCGTGAATCCGGTAATTGTCGCCCACGAATGGATATTTGCTGCTCGTGTCTTGCATTATAACCCCCAACCTCCGTCTGGTAGAGATGGATAAACAACACCGCTGCCGCTGCCCCCCGCTAAGGAGAACTTGCGCCCGCTATTGAAGCGATTGAGTGCGCTGTCTTTGATCCGTTCATATTCTTGTTTTATATCTGCGTAGGCTGTGCCTTTGGCTCTGAGGAAGCGCCATTTTAGCCCCTGAATCATTAGATCGTCGTCGAATAGGCACAGGTCAGAATCGGACACTAAAGTCTCGTATGCTGCCGTTTTGTGCGTCCATGTGATCGTTCCGTCGCCTACTGTGGTCGTTGACCAAGTAGGCTGAACGCTGCCAGATTTACCCGCCTCTAGGCATTTGTAATATTGCGAGCTGATAAGAAGATGAGAGCCAGCGGTGAAGGCAGTTTGCGCCGTCCATGATGCTGCCGATCTATATAGCCAGGTAACGGTTCCGTCTGTGATGTCTGTTGTAGCTGTACCAGTAGGCCCGCCACTGCTTGCCGATATGCCGCCAACTGTAGCTTGATAGAGATTGCCGCCATTAGTGACATAAGCACCCGCAGCGTATGCGGTTGAGCCGCCCCAAGAGGTCACAGTCACCGCTTGCCAAACCACGCCACCGTCGCGCCCAACGCCTCGCGCCATGTTCATTGGGACTGTACCTGCAGTATCAGTGCTGCCAGCCGTGTAGTTAAAGCCTGAGCACGAGCGATAATCACCACTAGTTACTGACTCCGCAGCAGTCCAGAGTGGAGGCTGTAACCAGCTTCTGCATAAATATTCAAAAGTGATCTGCTCACCTGCGTCACCATCGCCAGGAGCAGGGTCGATCTGTATCTGTCCACCGCCCGAGCTTGGATTAGTGTCAGGGCCGAAAACTCGATAGGCTCGATGGTTCTCGGTTGTTACGTATCCATACTCACGATAATTCCAACCACTGTCAGAGAGCGGGCCGCTCAACTCCCAACTGTTTGCAGCGTCCCAATGCGTTTGAGGCAATGCCGCAAAAAAGTCCTCCGGTAGCGGGTAAGAGCTTTTTCCCGACTCCAGGAAAATGGTGTGATCCTTCTTGAGTTGTGCCCACCAGCCAGCTTTTCGCAACTCCCTGCCCGTCGCATAAAACAAATGCAACTGCTGCAAGGAGTTTTTATCCGTTGCGCCCACGAGGGCAGTCGGGACGGGTAAACCCGCCTCGTATGCCGCCGCTTTTACTAACTCAAGAACCGTCATATTTACTCCCTGTATGGGCCGCAGCTCGCACCGCCACCGCTTACTGTGCTCACCTGGTCATCTAGATACTTACCAAATGTTCCCGCTGTAGTATGTCCTGATTGAGCTTCGTCCCAAACAGCATCAGCTATCGCTCCAGAGTCGGCAGCACTAGCGCAATTAACATCTGGGATAACTTTATACCGAACAGTGCCAGTAGGTGCCGTGGTTAAGGTCTGAACCGTAGCTGTGTCAGTGCTCGATACGTAGTCAGTCACACAAGCAGTTTGACCAGCTCCAGCAGAAGCCGAAACGATTAATATCTTAGCTCCAATCAATTCATCGTCTGCATAAGTCTCAGCAGCGGCAAGTCTCAATGAAGTAGTGGAAGGCGTGCCTTGCATCGTGCCATCGGCAGTAGGAACTATTTGTGCTTTAGTTCTAAACGCATCTGCTGTGCTATCTTTAACATACAAGATCAAGCCACCTGGAGTTGTTATTTCGGCCGCAGCAGGAACATACTCGTAGTCACCAAGTCCAATCTCATCGACGGTGCCAGCGCAGTTGGCATAATTCCCACCAGCCACACTTATCTGACATTCTGCCCCACTAATGGTTAGGCCAGTCCCGTCCGCCCCGTCAGCGGTCAAGACCTGTCTAAAGATAAGGCCATAGTCACTAGGATTAGGCGTTGCCTCTGGAATAAAAGGCTGAGCTAAAGCTACCGAAGGGAGTAAAAGTAATGCTAGTAAATGTTTCATATTAATCGAATCCTAAGTTAAAGTTATCGTCAAAACCTAAATCAAATAAGTAACTGTTGCCTTCTTCCTCTGCCGGGGCGTCTGCTGCGATTACTTCCAAGTGAGCTATTCTAGTCTCTCCAGACTGCGAATCAGCCGAACCGATAACCACTTTAAACGTCGTCGATGCGAACGTGTGAGTTAGAGCAGTATTGCTAGTGAGCCAATTGGCCTCTGACAAAGTGGTGCCGGTTGCGTCTAAATAAAAGTTTGCCGTAGTAGGACTTGCCGTTAGTTCTACCGAATCAATCAAAGTAGCGTCGTCGTAAAAATAGGCATACGTAGGACTTGCTCCACCGTCTGCATCTCCAAAAGCCGCCCTTACTACATAGTAGCCCGTAGCTGGTAATGTGAGAGTCCAAGTGTTTTGAGTGCCGCTGTTGTTTCGCTTATTCACTCCACCGAATTGAGGATTAGAATTACCCGCCCTATCTCTTGCACAATCTCCGCAAGCATCCCACTGGAAAGCATAGCCGTCTCTAGTTTGTGCGCTAGTTTCTCCGAGCACATAAGTTTGCCCACTGCCGTCAGTCTCTGCGCCGCTAGTAGCTCTAAAATTAAAGCTGCCCTCGAACACATTGAAATACTTTACCGTCAATTCGATGTAATCAATCCTAAGTTCACGCGGGCCTGGGTCCTCCTGGACTGCGGCAATACCTACGCCAAAATCCGAGGCGTTAACTATCGCAGAGGTCAGCGCGTTACCCCAGTTTGCTATACCTCGCCTGTAGTAAGCAGAGGTCGAAGTGTCATCTGCCCAACTTGGGTGAAAAGATGTGGCAATATTATCACCTGATAAAGTCCCGCCAACATAAAGCCGCAACGTCTGGTCGTAGGCAAAACCCTTACCTGACGCTACTTCTACGTTGCGAACTATTCGAGCATTAATGCCTGCAATCTTAGCGCCGGTAGGGACAGAAAACCCGAAATTTGTCGCTTTCAAAATAGCCGACGTCTCTTCGTCCGCGTCGGACACTGAGAGCACGCCATCCTCGGCGCTAGCATTTGAAGGACTCGTCCAAGCAACTCCAGCGCCCTCAGATGAAAAAGTACCACCCCCCTGTGTTTGCGTTAATACTTCCACGTCCTCAAACACTGCAATGGTCCAAGCTACCCATTGCTCAGTAGTAGACGTAAATGCTCCTGGATTTTCTGTTGACGAACTAGTTAGTTTGTAAGCAGTGTCAGTAGACACTCCATTACTATCGGCGGCTTGAATTTGAACAAGCGCAGAGTAACCAGAAGGCGCGGCAGACGCTATTATATTAGAGTCTCTTGTAGCCGCAGCTACCCAAAGCACATTTCTGTCGAGCAATCCTGTTGCATAGTTAGGAGGATCGGAGTTTGTAGACGACGCATCAGTCGCAACTCCAGAAACTCCAGTGGCTCCCGATATGCAGTAAGTGGCCCAGCTCGCAGTATCGCCGACAGAGCTATGGCTAACAGTTAGTGCATCGCTCCCCTCTGCTATTTTCCAGTAAACACCAGAAGCAACACCCGTTCCAATACGTAAGCCTTCGGTTATCCAATTAGACCCGTTTGTTATAGAGAGCCACTGGGCGTTACCTGTATCGTCATTATAAAAGCCATCAACGGAAAGTATAGAAAGCAAAAGGCTACCAACGGAGCAGGTCGGCATTGTAATAACGTGCCCCACAGTAACCGTAGTGTCTCTGCCCGTAGCAGTGTCCGTTACCGTCATCGCGGCATTGGCGAGATTAGCCACTGTAACCAAAGTAAAAACCAAGGCCACAACAAAATAGATCCCTTTTTGAATGACTAATCTCATAATCCTAGCAAGTCCTCTAATTCCCTAAATCCAAATTTAACGGTGTATTGGGTTGCTCCGATCTCATCGTACGGACAAGTGCCACTATCCCAGCCATCGCAGCTCGTTGGTGAGACGGAAGAAACAGTAATGTCATCAAAGTAAGCTGTATTTGAGCCGGTTCCGATGTAGTCAATCGTTCCGACGACTATGCCGCCACCACCGTCGCCACCTGGGTCTTGCATAATGTCTTGACTAACGCCCGTAAGATCAGCTTCCACAACAAGCGTGCCATTGATTTTGAGAGTTGCTAGTTCTCCGGTGCGATCATGTCTAAACTCGAACTCAACCCATTCATCTTCCACAATGTCTGTTGCCGATGTATGGTAAGTACTTGTTGCCGTATCCCAGCGCCTAGCAATTGCCCACTTGCCCGTATTGACGCTCATCGCGATGACTCTACCCCAAGGAGCACAAGAGCCATCACAACAACCAGAGTAGCAGTTGTAAGATCGTAACCCTGAATACAACACATTGGTGTAATCATTACCTGATGGTAAATACATATAGCCGTGGATGAACCAGTCTTGATAGTATTGAGTTGTGCCGGTTCCGTTCTCATGGCTAGCACGACCGAAGACCACGCCACCACCATCCCCTGATGCGGTAGTGACTTCCATGTAGGCATCAGTAGCAGCTTCTTGTGAGGTACATTCGGTAGCGTCTGGTGGATAACCATCGTTCCCTGATGGCGTTGCTGTCTGAGAAGTTGCATTGCCGTTTGTGCGCCAAACCGAACCATAATTGAAGCCCCGTTGGTTGGTGAAGCTTGAAAGTGTGCAGTCATTGTATTGATGAGCTACAAAGTTATTAGCTGTGTGCCACACGAAGTAAGGAGTAGTATTCGCTGTCCCTTGAGTAACACCTTCTGGTATTCCAATTTCTGTATTGTCATTGCGAACAACCACGTTATCTATCCACATCTTAGGCCCAGGAGTAGTGTTGCCGTCCACTGTCGTCCAATGCCCCGGCATCCCAACATGAAAGTAGTGCTCATAGCTTAAAGTGCTAACTACTGCATTTTGGAGCACGCCACCTAGGTTAAGATTAGAGTGATCAGACCAAAGAATGCCGTCCACCCATAGTTGATAGACTCCGTTACAACCTGTAAAGCTAGTGCTATCAGAACAAGAATCATCAATCTTTATATGCTGCTCTATCCAATACCAACGACCTCCTTTTAAAACGGACGCTGCTGTCTCTGTGTTAGCAACTGCGTGATTTGCTCCGGTAATTCCGCAACTACCCGCCTCTGCAAAATAGTAAGAAAGGCCGTTAGAGATTTCAAGGTTCCCCCCCATATCACAACTAGAATCACCAGTTACTCGCATCCCGATTCCGTGAGTCTCTGTGTAAAACTGATAAGTGTCAGAGAACTTAACAAACATCCCCCAACGAACTTCAGTCGCATCGGTTGTGTCTATGTTAATGCGTCCAGTTGAGGCACCGCCAAAAGGCAAGCCTATTTCAAAATAACCACTTCCTAAAGCCGCAGCGCCATCGCCTTTAATAGTTCCACGAGGGAAGCCAGCAGCATTACCTGTGTCGAAATTATTATCAATCCAACACGTGTCCTCTCTGCCTGTTGAGCAGTTACCTTGAGTTTCAAAATCTTGCTCTAGAATTACTATCGCTAAGGCAGTCGAGATTTTCGTCGCTTCTTGGGAAAATAGTGCAAGTAATACCCATGCAGCCAATCTAATGCTGCTTTTAACCAACTGTTGGGTATAGGTATTAAGATGCGCCATTCTTTCCTTTTTGAAGACATTACTTAGTTTTAGAAGGATTCTGCGGTTGTCCAGTAACGAACTTAAATACTTTATGCACCACGCCCCACGCAGCCAAAAGCGAGCTAAACAACCCCACTATTTCATCCATTGAGATAGGTGAGCTATCAATAGGCAGTGAGTCAACTATAGGCTGAACAGAATCAACTGGAATTGCTGGGAAAAAAGACATAGCTGCTGAGATAATAACTCCGAGCAAACCTAACGAAGTTTTGTTTCCGTTTAGTTTTCCTTTGATGAGTCCTTTAAGGGTATCGACAACTAACCATTCCCATATGTATTTCTTGATGAAGTTCATTACTCGTATCTCCTGCTTGGATCCAGAACGTATCGACATTCAACGCTACTCCCTGTGTTAACCACTACTCTGCTTTCGTAAGGCAAAGCGCTTGCATGTAGCCCAATATCGAACGTAGCTCGGTTGCCGTTTGTTAAACCTCTTAGAGTTCCAAAAGCTACTACCGAGCCTGTAGGACTCATCACGACCATAGTTTTATCGAAGTAATACTCAGGCAATAAAATAGTTGGTCTGCCAGTAGACTCAGAGATAGGCTTCCACAAACCGCCGCGCTGATTCACTTGCCAATCAATAACCTCATCGCACATCAAATCCCACAAGCTAGTTTCGCATCTACCAGCACGATCAACCCACTGGAATAGATTAGTGGAACAAGCATTGTAGTAGGCAGTGGCTTCAGCTTTAGAACTAAACTCGATTTGAGCAAATGCTAGGCTTGGAATTAACAAGAAGAGAACTAATCTTTGCAGCATTTCGTAACCCTCTTGTCTAAGTGTGATAAATCCCGTTGTATATTTTCGGCGTATTTGTAGTGGTCTGTTCTAGTCCAGCGGTCAGTGAGTTTGAACGTCGATATTTCTTCCAATATTGCTCGCTGGCGTAGGTCTGAGCTTTCTTGAGCTTCCTCAATTCGCACCAGCGTCCGATTACCAAGATAACCAGCAAAAGTGAGAAGTACCCCGATAACGCCAGTAATGAGTCGATTAACATTGTCGTTGTTTCCCTTCGCCATTCATTCCCTTACCTCTCAGCAGTGTAGCGATAATGCGCTTTGACCACTGCATCGTAGTTGGGAGAACCGGCACCACCGACATCAATGTATGCTCTGATGCAAGGGAGTAGATTAACCCCTGCTGCTGGATTTACAGTGTGAAAAGCGCTTGCTGTAGTTACTTGGGTAAAAGTTAGTCCGGAAACATCTATCCAGTCGTCTGAGCCGAGCGCTGCATGCTGAATTTTTACGTCCAGCGTTGAGGTTCCAGAGTTAAACGTGGCGTCCAGCGAGAAGATGAAATCCGTAGCAGCGTCCGGTAAGCAAATACCGTCAGCGTCGGTGTCATCTGCGGTTATCGCCGCGTCGCTAAATATTTGGCTTACTCGACCACTTGCGGCATGAACGTCTGAAACTAGCACCACAAAGAGAGCTAGGAATATTAAGTGTCTCATTCGATAGCTCCTTATGTAGACTAATCTAGGCCAACTGAAACCCAGTCAATTGCGCCAACTTTGAAAAGCAATGCGCTCTTAGTAGTTGCAAGCGTTACCGCCGCTCCAGCGGAGCCGCCGTTAATCTTCTCTGAAGAAGTATTCGGGAATATATTAACCGTTTGGGCTCCGCCGTTCTTTATGAACACCTGAGAGCCAACGCTAAAAGGTGGGAGCTTGACACCAGTGCTCGCAGCGGCTGTTCCGATAACATTAACGCCCTTAGTGAGCTTCAACGCGTCCGCAATAGTTGTTCCTGCTGCAGTTAGTCCTGTAGCCGTGTCGTGAACGCCTTGCGCTACACGTCCTGCTAGTTCTGGAGCTAACCCCAGACCTGATAATTCACTTGCTGTTGCCATTCTTTTTTCCCTTAGTTTCGGTTTTCTTTTCTTCTGCCGCAATCTTCTGATGCTTTGCAATATCCGCTTCCATCGCGCTCATGCGCTCCATCAGCTTCTTATTCTCTGCCATCAACTCAACGACGTTAGTCTGCCCGCTTTCTTCCTTTGCTCGAAGATGTTGGCGTGCTTTCTCTCGAATAGCGACGCGATTCTTGCCGAGACGGTGCAGCTCATGATCTCCAATCGCTGCAACCTGCTCGACAGTCTTTAAGTCTTCAAACAATAAAGTAGAACGATCGGAGTCGCCAATAACATGCCATTCCGAAAGGAGTGTGCCGTAAACTTCTTTACGGTCGTGAAACGCTTCATACAACGGCTTTAACTCTGCCTTCTGCTTAGGGCTTAAATCCTTTACTCGGATAGGCACTGTGCAAAACTTATCGTTAGAGATGAGACAGATTTCTTCGGTTCGGTACATTTCCTTGTTCCCAACCTGCGAAGCCCGCTCGTCGTATATTTCCAACTCACAAAACTGAGCTGTCTGCGTTCCTAAAGCCCCTACAGTCGGTTTCTTGACTAGTCCATTGCTGGTGTCGCCAAACGACGTAGGTGCTACAAATCCCTCTGGTAATGACATGCTATTTGCCTCCGATGTCGTTATTAAGTTGCTGCTACTGTCATGTTAGTTTGAAGCAGACCAGCCGCGCGAATCGTTACGACTCCGCCCGAACCAGATGCATCGACCGCAAACGCTCCATCTACGTTATCACCGCCGGAGCCTAGTGTTCCGGGCGTGGTGGTAGTCGTAAGCTGAGCATCTGCACTGATAGTGGTAGCAAGTAATGCTTCCTCAGTGCCCATTCCGCGCCAGAACCATCCCCAGTAGTTGTCTGCAAGGCCATCAGCGGCTATGCAAATTCCCAACTGAGTATTGGTTGATCCAGATTCGGCAGTAGTAACCGTGTCGAAGTCGTAAACGCCTTCAACAAACTTACATGCCTGGCCGACTGTGATCGCTCCGTTAGCTGACCCGTAAACATACAACCCGCTATCACAACGAACTGTGTCTCCTGGTGCATACTCTGGGACTGTGCTGGATGATCCCAACGCCACGTTTGTATATGCTGATCCGTCAAGGACTTTTCTTGCCATTTTATCTAATCTCCCTGATTAACTGTCGAACAATGCAAAGTTAAGACGTGGTGCTGAACAAGTAGCGTTACCCATCCAGATCATTAGTTTAACTTTAACTTCTTGGTTTATAGACATTTGCTCAGGTAGTGGAGTTAGATCAGCGTCTTTGTGAACTCTAACTTTAGTGTATCGAGTGTTGATACCGTAAGTTAGGTCGCTTTGAACTTGATCTTGTCCGCCGAATGATACCCCGCCACCCATTACGCATGGGATGCCTTGATACATTAGCTTCTTATATCCTGCCTTCGCTGTTGATGCGTCTGTGACGATCTGAATCGCTTGCAACGCTTCTTCTAGATAGCCGTAATGAGACTCCCCCATGTAAAGCAATGTTGGTCTGTCCGATCCGCGTGTTGTTCTTCGGATACAGTGACTCAAGTATTGCTTAATGTTTGCTGAAGAAGTTGCTACGCCGCTTGCTGGCGCGTCTGATGAAGTATCAAAAGCAAAGTTCTGAGCGAACTCATTACCGCTTCGTGTGATACCACCGAAAGAACCCGCTGTTGGAGTCTTAGAGATGATCATCTTCAAACCACCGATCTGCTTACCGCTGTCGGCTGTTCCGTCAGATAGCAAATCAGATTCGTAGTAGTTCTTAGCTGTGATCTCAGATGCACGAACACGACCTTTAACGAGCTTAATCTTGCTCTCATTCGATGCGTTCATACGCTCTTCACGTCCGTTTATGACAGTAGCGATTCCGAACTGTTTCCAGTCGTGTTCAAATGCTGTCATTACTGGATTGTAGGCGGTGCTGAATACTTCTGATCCGTGATAACGCTGAAACGTATCATTCTCATCGAACATGATCTCTTCGATGATTGAACGTCCACCTGGCTCCATCTCAATCGCATCATATTCCTTCATTGATTCCAACAAAGGGATGTTGTTTGTGATGTCGTCTTTTAATACACCGCTACGTCTTCGCTGAATCGCGGTGACAATTTCACTTAGTCCTGGTTCTGCCATTTTCTAGCCCTGGTAGTGCTCCAAGGCTATCAAATGGGCCTCGGAGTTAGATTAATTCGTCGAAGACCGCCGCTATCGAATCGTCCAAACTCTCCCCCCGTTTCGCTATTGCGCTATTAGGGATTGCTGGATTGCCTCGACCGCGTACTGAAACGCTGGCGTTCTTCACTCTCTGGATGTCATTTGTTGGAAGTTTCGGACTTGAAGCCGCAGAAGGACTGCCTGTGTATTTCCCGTCGAAGACTCTAAGCTGTTGAACTACTCGCTTAAATGCTTCGCCCCAGGGAATATTAGGCTGGGTCTTGCGCAAGTCGGAGACGAATGGCTTCGCTCGTTCTATGTAATTATCGTCATGCAACTCAGGGTAGGCATACCTACCATCTGGTGTCATTTCGTTTTGAGCTGCTCTAAACTCCTGCTCGGCTTGTGTTACCACTTGGCGTTGCTGGGTTTGGGCCTCTCTCTGGTTTAATAGTTGCACAAGTTTCTCTTCTGTCAATCCCCCGTTTTGCGGAGACTGAGAAGGTTGAGCTTGTGGTTGTGCGTTTCCGTTCTGTGATGCTTGGTAAAGCTGCTCAGGAGTAACGCCGTTTTTCTGCAAGATTGTCAGGCAACCAGCAATCGGGCCTTGCTTTGCAAAGATATCCTGAACGCCGCAAAGCTCTCTAATCACCTGCCCCTCAGTGAGTCCGTTTAGGTTCCACTGTGGTAAGTAATGATTGATTACTTTGTTTACGTCCTCATAGCGGGCCTTCTCGCGGTTAGCGTCTTGCCACACCTTGGTCGACTGCGCTTCCTGATCGGCGATCATCTTCGAGATCTCTTCTTGAGCTTCTCGCGGCTGTTTTAAAAACCACTCTTTCTTATCAACAGGGAATCGAGCAGGCGGTTGAATCGGCTCAAGCTCTACTGCTTCGGCTTCTTCTCCTTGTTCTCCTGCTGGTTCTTCTTGCTTGCCGCCGAGGTCGAGGCTGTCTTTTTCGCGGGTTTTGCGCTTGCGGCTCCGAGAGAGACGGCTCGCAGCTTCGGAAACTTCCTTGTCAACGGGTTTTCGCTCTTTCTTACCTTGATCCCCTTGTAACTCTTTGTCTGCTTCATCTGCTGCCAGTTCCTCCATTACCGCGTCAACGGAGTCATCTAACGACTCCCCTGCATCCGCGCTGCCTTCTAAGTCTAGGTCTGCTTCGTTTATGTCAAAATCGTCTTCTAGTTGTTGCTCACTCATAATCATTGCCTCCGTCGTCGTATTTAGCTTCTTTGTACATTCCGTTTTCGAGTTGGTTGTCGATGGTCTTGCACATCTCTTTGTCTAACTCTGTTAGTGGTGCCATGCCGTCACGCACATCGTAGTATGCGCGGGCTGTGTCTTCCTCTAACTGCCTGTTGTATTCGTCTGTCTCGTATTTATCCGTAGCCTTCTGGCTCTGACCCTTCATGTCGTGACCGACAATTTCATAGCCGTGTTCCTTTACGTGTCGTTCGTAGCGTGACCGTGAATCGAACACCTCGCCGGTTATCATCGAAACAATACCCTCCGGTACGTGGTCGGTTCTTATCGTATGAACTCGCGGCTTAGGCACCTCAACGTAAGGCACTAACTGCACCTTCCCGTCGATTTCCTTAAACGTCCATTTGCCGCGCTCTGGTTTATGCTCCATCTTCTTCGCCTCCTTCTTTTAATGACTCAGTAGCCCGCAGTCGCTCCCCGCTAATCATGTAACCGCACGAAGGACAGAAAAACACATCAGCAAATGGTGCGTTCTTCATCTCGTCCTCTTTGCACATTCCACACAGCGGCGGGACAAACTCCTTATCTGACATAGGCCTCCGGCTTGCTCGCATCTCTGACTTTCAACGCTGTTTCTACTTGTAAGCGTTCCTCTGTCATCAAGCGTTCTTCCATGTCGCGGCTTAACCACTCGCGTTCCATCTCAATCTTTGAAGACTCAAGAAACGCATCAAGCTCGGCAATCTGGCCTTGCAACGCGATCTTTTGTTGATCGTTCTGAGAGTCAGACATAATCTTTTGCACCTGGACTTGAAGCTGCTGCGCTTTGATCTGCAACTCAGCTTGCTGCAACTGCATCTTGCCTTGCGCTAATTGCATCTCCATTTGCATCTTCTGTTGCTGCATTTGCCCGTCCATCTGAGCCTTCGCCATTGCTGGGTCTGGCTGCTGCGGTGGTGGCTGCATTGCTTGCTGTGTCATCTGCGCTAGTAGTGGCTCAAGTGCGCCTTCTATCTGCTTGCCACCTCGAACGCCGCGAATCACATACATAACCAACTGCGCTACGATCGGCGTTAGTTGTGGATTTTGCTGCGACATCTTGCCGAGCCCCTCGAGTCCTTGGAATAGAACTTTCGCTAAGTAGTTTCGCTGCTCGATCTCTGCGTTCTGGTTAGTCGTGATCGTCGAGTCTGTCTCGATATCAATCCTAAGCATCCGCTCGTTGTCGTTCTGTAGTAGTTCGAGCGCGTAAGGAAATACCGCCTGGTCCTGTTGCGGCATATACTGAAAGCCCATGATCTCCTGTAGCTTCTCAGTTGGGAACTTATGAAGCGCGAGATCGCACATCATTTCGATCGTATCTCTGACCAATCGCTGAAACTCTCTCTGCGTAGAGCTAAAGCGAAGCGAAGCGTAATCGCCTTTGAGCTGTTGAGCTGCCGCTGTTTCTTTGGGGTCAGAGTTGCCGCGTAGAATATCAGGGATGCCTAGCACCTCGTTAAACTTCGCCTCAAACATCTCCGTAATCTGCGCCATTGTTTGGATAGCGCTTACTAGCTCATCTGTCGGGAAGAACTCAACGAGCCGATCAAGGCCACCGTCGCCGATTAGCTCTTTGAAGTTGTTAACCATGATGAAGTCGCCTTCCGACTCAGTCATTAGAGCGGCAAGCTCAGGTACTGAGCCATCTGCAAGCCCGCGCTTCTTGATCGACTTAAAGAGTCGACGCATACGGTCTGCTGCTGCGTGAAGCTGATTAATTAAAGGGCGTAGTTGCGCATAGTCTGGAGCAGCATATAGATCATCGACGCCGACAATGCCGAGCATGAACGGTGCGCACGGGAAGAAGTTCGCCAGCTCGTATGGATCGTCCCTAGTGTCGAGGAAATCTTCCTTGTAGCACTCTGTCACCCAGTAAACTGTCTTAGTGCGCTTGCACCACACTTCCCAGACTGAGAGATACTTATCGCCTGCTTTGGTTTTCTTCTCTTTGTCTTCATCGCCGTCGTTGTGCGCTCCGTAGCTAACGGCTTGAGCAATTTCCTCGCCAAAACGATCCTCGACGTCTGCCTTGATCATCATCGAGTGGAAACCTATCCACTCCAGCTCTTCCCATGTTCTAGCGTTGGGAGTGTGAAGCAAATCGCGATGAAAAACAGGCATAGACTCTGCTTTAACTTCGTCGAGCGATTCCTCGACCATCTCGGCGTAAACTCTGCCGTCGTCGTCCTGATAAAGCTCCTTGTCCTCTTCTGGTAGATTACCCTCGTCGTCAAAGAAACCAGCTTGCCCTTCAACCTCGCGGCGCTCATAGAACTTCTGAGACTTGTTTTCGTTTACTAGCGCATCGAAGAACACTCTAGTAGTAGCGCGGCCTGAATGTATGTAGTTGTCGCGAGTATGATACATCGTGCGATCGAATGGGCACGCTCTCATCAAGTGCTTCGCAAGGCGCTCTTGCATTATTGCAGCAACTCGCGCCACTTCGTCGCTCATGTCGTCGAATCGTTTCTCTATGACTGGCACAGGAGTGCGAGAGTAAAGCGCTGGCTGAATAGTGCGAACAGATGAGTAATAGATCGGATAGCGCGCAGCGTTCTTATTCTCTAGAATAGACCCTTTTTTATCGCAGCCTAGATACTCCTTCCATGCCTCGTCGGCTAAGTCGTTGTGCTCCTTCTGCGCTTCCTTAGCTGCATCAAGCTGCGTTAACCAATACGCCACGCTGTAAGTCTTGGTGCTATCCTGTTGATCTTCATTACCAGTTTCCATTCACGCTCACTCTGATTTGACGCGACTTCTCCACCGCCTGGTCGAACGTCATTTTGTTTGTAATATTTGCTGGGTTGATCGGTTTTCCTGGAGCGTCGAACGCTATGGCACGGGCCGTACACGCAAGCCGGATGGTGTCGCATACGTGCGTTGCTTCGCCGGACTCTTCTGCGTCTTCGCCTTTGGTCTTGTGTCTTGGTAGTGCTGGCACATAGTCGCGTGCATACTTCGCACTGCGAACAAAGAAGATCATCGGCGTTGTGTCTTCGTCATTACTGTCGATCTTTACGCCTATTAATCGTGAGCGCATCTGCGACCAGCCAGGGATGCGAGAAGTATCACCATGGGTTAAATGCACGCCGTTGTCAGCGAATGTCTCAGCGATTGTCTTACCGCCACGATCCTGAAATGGTAGTGAGTCTGTTACTGTCGCAATGCGCGCCTCACTTGGATGTTGCGAGCGTTGCAAGATGCCTGTCGCAATGTCTTCGTTGCGCATCCTGTTACCTTTTGCGGGGTTCTCTTCGTCGCAGCCATACCACTCGCGGTAACAGATCAGTGCGTTGCGTGGATACCAACGCTTTACGCCATTGTGGTCTGTGAACGACTCGCCATCTGATACAGCCCACCAAAGAACGCAGAACGGCTCGGCAGTTCCCCAGTCAAAAGAGCGATAACGAAACCAGTGGGCCGGTGGCTCAAAGTCTTCGATGACGTGCTTTCGCTCATCCCATTCTTTGAAGAAGTCACCAATTGGCGCATCCCAGTCGCCCTCTATGAGAGCTTGAGCAATAGCAGCGTCATACATACCGGAGACACGCCCACGGGTTGCGCTTTCGTCTTCGCTTGGGTTGTCGTGGACTCTTGAGGGTATGTATTGCCGCTTGAACCCTTCCACTTCTTCGATCTCATACTCGGCGCGGGCTTTGACAAAGTGGCGGCGAAAAAAGCCGATAGATACGCCGATAGGATTCGCTGTGTAGATGATGCGAGGAAACATTCCCTTAAACTGCTCAGGAAGCGCCGCCTTCATTTCAACTGGCATAGTCACCCAACCGCGGAACGTCCTAAGAAGCCGCTCGCCGATCTGTGTAGCCTCATCTACAAACAATACATGCGTCGCGATACCTTGCGCCGACTCGAACTGTCGCTCGTCTTGGCAATGTTTAAAAGTAATGCGGCTATCGTTGTCGAACGAAACACCGTCTTGTGTAACTTTAGCTTTGCCCGCCTTTACAAACGGCTTGAGCACATCGTCAAAACCACCAGGGCCGTAAACGTGGTTGTCGAGAATGTCTTGGAATTTCTTCCGAATCAAAACACATTGAAGGTTCGGGATAGCTACGCACCATGCGATTAACGCCATGCGTGTGCCGTGGCTCTTGCCTCCACGAGTCGCGCCACCAAATAGAATCTCGGTAGCCTTAGAGAAAAACATCATCTCTTGCTTGGGATAGAGACTGATCTCTACATCAATCGCCGCTGTCATCTAACGGCTCGTATGTTTTGGATTTGATTACTAGGTTGATTGCTATCGGGCCGCCGTCTTCGCCGGTAATAGCCTGAGCCGGTTTACCCCATGCTCGGTCAAGGATTGAGTTAGACGCCTGAATCGCCACTTTCTCGTCCTCGCTGTCTATGAGCTTAACTAGACGATTGATGGCCTTGACTGAGTTCTTGCGCGCTAATTCCCGCACTTCATTAGGTACTTTAGGTCTGCCGCTAGGGTTTCCGCTCTTACCTTTGACGAACGCCATTGATATACCGTTGTTAGCAACGTAGATTTAACTACGCAAAAAGTTCATAGGTGATGAAATAATTGCACAGTTTTTCTATCTGGCAAGGGGTCAGACTCGACTGAGTGCTGGCTTGGCCTTGGCTCTGGTAATAATCATGGGTAAAACCACATCAGAATCATAGCCTAATGCGGATAAACAATAGCGAGGCGAGAACGCAACGGCGGCGCAAGCATCACTATGCAGCCATTCGCGCGCACTCTCTCTGTAGATTCGATTGATGTGATTGTACTCGAGCATTGCCGAGTGTAGGAGTGCCGCCAGTAGCCTAAGCTCTGCGGGTCTGTATGGGCTGGTTAGTTCGTCTATTATAACAGGATCATGATCTACAGGCTTACCGTATATTAACATGCGCATCGTCTCGCTTTCGCTTGCCGACGCTATCCCTCCCAATCCACCCATATTCTATAGCAGTTAACTTTTAAAAAACAAGGATCGATTTTATTGACGCACAGCAATTTCGTGCGAGGTTCTTTTTATGGGGATGCCGAGATACGCAGCGAGGACAGACGAGAACCACGCCGAGGTTGCTAAGGCGTTTGCCGCGCTTGGGTACTCAGTACAGGACACTAGCAAGGTCGGCGGTGGTTTTCCCGATCTCGTTGTTGGCCGCTATGGCGTGACGTGGCTAGTTGAGATCAAAGCGGATGGCGGTAAGCTCAGGCCCGGACAGATCAAGTTTTTTAACGACTGGCGCGGCACCCCTCCTATTCTAATTCGTAACATCGCGGATGTATTAGAGTTTTCAGATCGGCAGAAAGTAAAATAATTCAAAAAAAAGAATCTTTTCTCTTACAATGCTACTCTATATAGATTATATATAGAGACATGACGAACGGGGAGAGATCCCAGGAAAAGGAGATAAAATATGGCACAATTGATAGTAAAAACAGACGACATCGAGGCAACTGAAATCGGCGCGGCGTGTGAGGAGATCGAAGCTAAAAAATTGGTGCCGGAGGGAATAGAGTATGGCTATGCGCGAGGCGACCTAATCGAGATGATCGCTAGTCATATCATCAGCCACGACACTGACTATGTGCATGACCGGATCAACCTCTGGTTAGAGGGACTTAAAGCCGAGCTATCGGAATCTGAGATTATGGCCGGGCTCGGCAACGGAGATATTGATCGACCGGACTGGTTGAGCATCAGCGAGTCTACTGATCATATTAAAATATGGGATAATGAGACTATGGCGAGTAATCAAATGGGGTTTTTGTGGCTAGAGGGCGATGATGACTAGGGCGAACGTTAAAATCATCTCAATCGACAGCACCGCCGAGGTCGAAGAGCTGCTGACACTCTCCGGAGGGATCTCTCCGGAGATACCAGACGGCTGCAACACCATCACCGAGCATGTCACACTACACGACGGGCGTTTTGCTCTGGTGATCGCTCAGTGCGGATTTTTCCCGGACGATAGGGAGGCACCGGGCGAGGAGGTTGACGGACTGGCAATGCTGATAGTTGCAGACGATAGCAACGAGGAGCTAGCTAGAGCTGCGCTAAACGGATTATACGAGGAGCTGCTACGTGACAAAAACTGACAAACCAAAACCAAAAATCCTACCTCTCCACATCTCAGAGATTGATGATGTGGACGGTTGGCGCCGAGTCGCACGGGCAGAGAGTCTGCCTGTTACGACTTGGATTAAAAAACTTGCAAACGATAAAGTTAAAAAAGACAAAAAGCAGTAAAGTTTCTGGATCGAATGGTCGATCTAGAAATAAGCGACGAGACGGAGAGCGGTAACTCTCCGAAACGTCTAAACCATAACATCAGCTAAAGGAGAGCTAATGCCATGATCTGTGCAATACGTAACACACTAAATACAATAGTAAAAGTAGCGCTCAATACTGCGATGATTTTATTTGCAGTAGTAGGAATAATATACACAACTGAGCACTACACCCCCGAATCTGAAGCGGTACATGTCGAGCCGCCACAACTAACCGCCGAACAACTGGCAGACAGAGCCGCATTGATGCAGGGCATAAACCCTGCCCTTGTGCGCGCTGTGATGCACGTCGAGAGTCGCGGTGACGCTGTAGCGATTAGCCCCAAAGGAGCAATCGGCTTGATGCAAATTATGCCAGCTAATTATGAGCGCTGCGGGTTAGAACATCCAGGCAAGCTGTATGAGCCCGACATAAATGTAGCTTGCGGTGCTTAGATACTAGCCGAGGAACTTGCTAACTACGAACTGCCCGATGCGCTCAGAGTCTACAACGGCGGACCGCGAGCATTAAAGCGGCAGTTTCGCGAGAGCGAAAACTACGTTAGAAAAGTAACTGCGCAATTATTGATCGAGCTCGATCGAGAAGTCAGATTATAACTCTTAAACTAAGAAAATAAGTAGCCCTAGATCTAGCAAGTATCTGATTTTAGGGCTTATTCTAGATTTAAATTATTTAAACAACGTGCTTGACTCGACCGGATAAGATACGGTAAAACTTGAACATAATCTAAAAAGAGCTTCCACACCTAAATTGTAAAGTTATCGGGTGTGGAAGCCATAAACTGAAAGGAACTCAGTCATGGCTCAAGAAATAACAGAAATACATAAACTGGCAAGCCTCCTCTACGAGATTGCCAATGACTACGACACACCGCTCAAAGATCAAGTTGCTTGTCTCAGAGCGCATATGATCCTGAGGCGCAAGATGCGCAAGCGGACTCAGCAAAGCGGCGAGACATACAGCCCTGGCAAGATAAAGGGCGCTAAAATCATCAACCTCCTGAAAGACCAGGAGGTGCATTAATGTATTACTTAGCTAACGCAAAATACGACTCGGAGCAGCAACTAACACCGGACGATGGTTGGGAAATTACACAAGCTGACAAACTGCATTACATCAAGCCTTTAATGGCCGATCTGTCAGATCCGATGCGCGACACGCCCGAGCAGGCCAAGTTCTTAGCGTTACTCGGTGCCTGGCTACAAGAAACAACGGACGCTTGCCGGGTAGTGCTGCACAACGCCGCGCTAGATGCGGCCGAGAACGAGGACCCGTACTATCTCGACGAAGCGCGACACGAGCAAGCGATCGAGCAGTACAGTAACCATCTGCAATTCAGAATCAAAGTAAGTAATTACATTTTAGAAAACTTCGAGCGAGACCTTGAGGACATGGCACTTGTACACTAGGAGGCAACATGACAACAGAATTAGCAGCAGATTACAACGAAATAATTAAATACTCAATCACACAGGAAGCTATTAAGCGCATGCAGGATGAGTGCATGCCGATCGTCGTCAAAGACTGGCAGGACGTCGACGGCTACAAAGCGGCGAAAGAAGCTAAGAAGAAAGTCGTAAAGGCTCGGACAACGGTAGACAAGGAGCGTAAGAAGCTAAAACAATATTTTCTAGATGGTGGGCGCGCGGTAGACGCACCAGCTAAAGAGATATTTTCAGCGATTGAGCCGGTCGAAAGTCACCTGCAAGAACAGATCGATATCGTCGAGAAAGAGCTAGAGAGGCAAGAGGCCGAAAAGATTCGTAAGTTCAACGAAAGATCAGCAGCTCGGGTTAACGAATTGCAGAGCTATCGTGCTCAGTTCGATCACACGAGAGTCTCGTTTCTTTCGGAAGAAGAGTACGTCACGCTTCGCGACCAAGAAAAAGCACGATTCGAGGCCGAAGAAAAGAAGCGCATCGACCAAGAGAGAGAGATTGAGGAGTTGCGCAAGATCAAAGCTGAGCAAGAAGCGAAGATCCGAGAGCAGGAAGCGAAAGAACGCGAGGCTCAGCGCCAGCTTATCGCTAAGCAGCAAGCTGAGATTGCCGAGAGAGACGCGGCCATAGCTGAGGAGCGGCGGCAGCGCGAAGAAGAAGCGCGGAAAGTCGAAGCCGAGCGCAAGCAGAAAGAAGCTCAAGAGCTAAAAGCAAAGCAGGAACAAGAAGCTAAAGAAGCAGCAGTCGAGGCCGAGAAAAAGAAAGCTCTAGCCAAGGCGGCTAAGGCTTCAAAAGACAAAGCGATGTTCGAAGCCGTCCAGGCTGAGTTCCCTACCCTTGAAACAGCATGGGTCGAGATCGTTAAACTAAGACTAAAAATCCGAGGTGAATAAGATGACTACAGAACTAGCAACTATAAACTACAACGATGCGAGAGCTTTAGACGTAATACGCAAGACCGTCGCGAAAGACGCCACGGATGCGGAGTTTCAAGTCTTTATACAGCTTTGTAAGGCAACGGGATTAAATCCATACAAGAAGGAAATTTGGTTTATTAAAGCGGGTGGACGCGCCCAAATAATGACCGGGATTCATGGCTTTTTCGAGATTGCGAACAACAACCCTGCGTTCGACGGTCACGAGTCAGGGCTCATAACGAAAGACGGTGAGATGGTTTCCGCGGCGTACCCTAAGGACGATTTTATCGGAGCGTGGTCGAGAGTCTACAGAAAAGATAGACGAGTTCATACTGAGTCGGTTGCAATGCTCAAAGATTATGACAAGCAGCAAAGCAATTGGAAGACAATGAAACGCGTGATGATAATCAAGTGCGCTGAAGCCGTGGCCTTGAGAAAGTCATTCCCTCAGCAACTTAACGGACTCTATGCGCAAGAGGAGATGCCGACAGAGTACTCAATGCACGGAGTTGCAACAGACGTTAGTGAGTCATGGCCTGATGATTATGTGATCCAAAACTCTCCGAACATCGACGAAATACAAGGTAAGATGATTTGCGAGATAGACCCAGAGTTTTTCACTGCCCTTGTCAACTCAAAGGAGCTAGCCGCACAGATCGACGAGCGCGACCTCGAGCCGTTACGAGCTTACTATAAGGAGAACTTCAAAATACCCGCCCCGAAAGCAAAAACCAAAACTGAGCAGAATATCGAGCGTATGAAGAGAGCTCGAGAATTAGACAATGACGAAGGTGGGGTCCGCGAAGCGGTAAAAGAGCAGGAGGCGGCATGAGCGTCAACAAAGCAATCTTAGTAGGCCGGTTAGGCCATCCCCCATCACTCAAAGAAACTAACGGTGGCACGTCGATTTGCAAGTTTAGCCTCGCCACAGATCACAATCAGAAGAATGGCGATGAATGGGAGAAGGCCACCACTTGGCACAACGTTATTTGTTTTGGGAGGACGGCTGAGAACTGCAAGCAGTATCTCGACAAGGGATCGGCTGTCTTTATCGAAGGCCGCATCGACAACGGCAAGTATGAGAAAGACGGCGAGACTAAATACTACTCGCAAGTCGTTGCTGAGAGTGTGAAGTTTCTCTCTCGCAAAGACGAGCTGTCGCAAACTATCGACAACGATAACATCCCATTTTAGAGAGGAATTAGTGAGCTGGATTAAGTTTAGAACTAAATTAAAAGACGATGGACGTGTCCTGATTGTGTCCAGAAAGTGTCACGAGAAACCGGTAACAGTAATCGGCGCACTGATAACACTTTGGACTTATGCGGACACTCACGCTGATGAAAACGGGGTGCTATATGGTTGGACGAGTGAGGATGTTAATCGTCGCGTGGATGTCGAAAACTTCGCCGAATCACTCCCCCCTGAGTGGATCGACCTATCAGGGGAGTGGGTGCAACTACCTAATTACGCTCAACATAATG